GGTCTTGCGACCGGCCTTCGAGACGCCAGCCCAGAGAGCCTTCAGCTGAGCGGAGCCAGGGGTGACAGCCGAATCAGCGGCGGTGACGGTGGCAGCGCCGTAGTTGGCGACGGTGATGGGGGCGGTGGCGGCGGCCCAGATGGAGTCCGCGAGCTTGTCCATGTTGATCTTCAGGATCTTCTCCAGCTTGATACCGTTCTGGATATCAGCGTAGGAGAGGCCGAAGGGCTGGTAGAGGTGGTTCAGCGTGACGCCGGTGGCGCCCAGGGTGCTGTCACCGATGCTGTTGAACGCGGTCGGGTTGGTCAGCGTGGCGCTGCCAGCGGTGGAGAGGGCGACCTGGACGACGTCCTTCGGGCGCTTCACGTCCTGCGAGTAGTCGGAGGCGAAGTTGCCGAGGGCGGCGAGGCGGTTCGAGAGGGAGGTGAGGCTGAGCTCGGCGACGGTATCGACGATGAGCGCGCTGTTGATGGTGTTAGGCATGGGTAGCTAGTAGGTTGAAGTTAGGGGGGAGAAATTATTTGGAGGCGAAGAGGACGGCCTTGTGCTTCTTGAGGAAGGCGCGGCGCTCAGGACCGGCAGGCATCGCGGCATACTGCTCGGCGATGGAGCCGACGGCGGCGGCGGCGACCGGGGCGGCGACAGGCTCGACACCAGAGGCGGCGAGGATGGTCGCGGCTTCGACGGAGGCGGTGGCCTTGTTGGCTTCGAGTTCCGCGATCTTGGAATTGGCTGCAGCCAGGGCGGCTTCCAGTTCCTGAACCTTCTGGTCCTTGGCGGCGGCCTCGACCTTGGCGGCGTCGAGCTCAGCGGAGACGTTCACGGCAGCGGCTTCGACAGTCTTGCGAAGGTCGTCGCGTTCGGCGGTGAGGGAGACGACAGCGGCCTCGGCGGCCTTGAAGCGTTCTTCGATGGTCATATACTATTGCGTAGGGGGTAAGGTTAAGCGGACTGCTCGAAGGCCGCGAGGGCCTCGGCGAAGGACGTAGCCAAGCCGGTGACGAGGTTCTTGGCGGCGGCTTCCCGGCCAGTGAAAATCTGGCCTTCCATGTCTTCGCGACGAGCGAGCGAACGCTTGCGGAGGACGGTCTGCTTGAACTCTTCGTGCATGGCCTCGACGGCCTTCTGCTCGAGCGCGCGCATCTCGTCGGTGTAGCCTTCGCCGGCAATGTTCGGGGCCTTGTACTTGCCAGCACGGAAGACCTCGACCTTGAGCCCCATGTTCTTGAAGGCTTCGTCGTAGGACTCGTCCACGCTGATCACGCCGATGGAGCCCACCATAGCCGAGGGGCTGGCGTATACCTGGTCGGCCTGCGAGCCGGTGTAGTAAGCGCCGGAGGCCATCAGCTTCTTGGCGTAGGACATGGTCGGCAGCGGGATGCTGGCGATCTTGTCGGCGAGTTCGGGCGTGCCGACGACCGTGCCGCCGGGCGAATCAATCTCGAAGGCGATGCGCTGGACGGCAGGGTTGGCGAGGGCTTCGTCAATCTGCTCGCTCACTTCGGTCATGTCCATGGCCCCGGTGAGTTTCTCGAACTTGGTCAGGCCGACCCCGAGGAAACCCTGGAGCGGGATGACCGCCGTGCCGCCTTGCGTGACGTAAGGCTTGGCGACAGGGTTGAAGAACATATCGAGGACGCTGTCCACGACGCCGTATTTCTCGGCATACTTCATATGGTTCGCGGCCTTGATGGGGTCGCAAAGCAGGGGCTCTCGCCCGGACAAACCGTTGATTAGGCACTTCATGGATTAGAGGGTTCGGGGGGAGGAGGGACGTCGAGGTTCTCGGCGGCGTCAGGGGAAATCTGGGTAGAAGCCTGACCCTGCTGCAGCCAGTTGAACGCAGACTGGTAAAGCATCCATAGCGGGAGGTTGCGCTCCTTGGCCTTCTGCACGAGCTTCTCCATCTCGACGGCGCGCTGCTCGAGCACCTCGTCGTAGGTCATTCCCTTCTTTCCGAGGATGGCCTGCGCCGTGGTCAGACCCATCTGCAGGTCGGCACGGTCCTGGGCGGCTTCGCGGCCAGCGTCCACGGTAATGTCGCGGGGAGTGATCCAAGACTTGCGGTTGAAGTCCGGGTCGTCGGGCAACTTGCCCTTGGCGATGGCGTCCGCAATCACGTAGTCGTAGACGCGGTCGAGGTTGTCGATGAGGATGCTCTGCCACTTGGCCGCCCAGCGGGACACACGGCCAGCGACTAGCCTTACTGAACTGCCCCCAATCTTGCTGCTGTCCACCTGATACTCGTAGGGGAGCAGACGGACAATGTCGCGCTCGATGGCGGTCATCATGCCCATCCACGCCGGAGAGGGGCGGTTGTTAGCGAGCTGGGAAAGGTCCTCGTTAGTATCGACGACCAGCATCTTGCCGCCCATCTGGCTGGCAATCTTCTCGCAGGAATTGTAATCGCCGGAGAACTTGGAGGCAGGGTCGTCCTGCAGGACGCCGCCCTGCTTCTTGAGGATGAGGGTATGATCGGCGCTGTCGCGGACGGCCCGCTTCTCGAGCTCGAAGACTTCCAGATGGTCCTGCACCGAGTTAAGGCTGGACTGAAGCACGGGGTAGCCGCGCACCGCGGACGGGCGCTCGAACTCCATGACCTGGAGCATGGACTGGGACGGAACGTAGCGGTCCTTCTTGTCGCCGTCAGTGTAGACGTTCCAGCCGGTGATCTCACCGTAGGTTCCGAGGTAAGCGCCGTCCACGTTGCTGGTGTCGAACTTGTCGGTGGGCGAACCCACTCGATGACTCTCGAGGAGCTGCACCTTCGGGATGCCGGTCTTCGGGTCGTTGGTCAGGATGCCGAACGAGTCGCCGTCGATGATAGCCCCGGACATCCACATGGCCTGAATCTGGCCTAGGTTGTAGCGGTTCGTCAGGTCGCAACGGATGGACCAGTCGCGGAAATAGTTCTGATGTGCCACGGCAACCATAGGGTCGCGGGCGTTCGACTGCACGACAAGCCCATCGCCGACCGATACCAGGACGGCCTCATCGACGCACTGCTTGTAGAGCGGGCTGTTGCGGACGGCCCAGCGGGACTTCGCCACCATCGCCAGACGTGTGGCCGAGGTGACTTCCTTGCGCTGGTCGCTGACGCCGCCGATGAAGAGCATACGCCGCGCGCCCGACTGGGTCGTGCTGGCGAACTGCGAATAGGAAGCGGTCGCTCCCTTCTTCGGCTGCTTGGTTTGCTTGTCGGTTTTCTTACGCATCAGAGGTCAACACGGGTGTCCCAATTGATCTGCACGGAGGTATGAGCACCGCCATACTTCTTCGGGTCGATACGGGACAAAGCGTAGTTAATCTCCTGCAGGCGTTGCGCGGGGGGCATCCCGAACTGCTTGTTGACGCTCGTGCCGGAGTCCGAGTAGGACGTGACGGCTTTCCCAAGGTCGCCCAATGCCTCTTGCTTGTATTGCAGGAGGACGTCTTCGGGAACGCCTACGTAGATGCCGAGCATATACTTATTGCGGGGCGGGTAAGGTTTGCACCTCGTCTCGTCCGATCAGACCCCAGCGGGCCGCGATGAGCATCCCGAGGAGCTCGCAGTCCAAGCCGTGGTTGTGCTTCACTCCCTGGCGCAAACGCCAGATGGCTTTCCCCCCGGGCTCCTTTACGCGGACCTCACTGTTTAATTGTTCCACGTAGGAGGGGTCGGCATCCCGGGCGAAGGTGAACACCTTGCGCGCGCGCAGGCCATGGAACAGGTCCTTGCCTGACAGGTTTGACCAGACCACCAGCGCCGTCGGCGTGCGGACACCCGGGACGTGGATCGCGGTAGGCGTCGCGTAGAACCGGCGCACCGTCTCACCCGACTTCGTCTTGACGTTGAAATACTCCTGGCCCGAACCCTTGGCGCAATACCAGCCACGGACGGCGCACTGCTTGTAGACCTCCTGGGTCGAGTTGCCGTCGCCCGAGTCTACCATGACGAGCTGAGGGTGGACGCCGTGCTTGGCCGCCAGAGCGTCCAGCCCGCTCCAATCCGTCAGGCCGTCCACGCTCTGCACCTTGCCGAAGTGCACCAGACGGCTGTGGCCCGTTCGTGCCCACTGCCTTACGGTCGTCCAGAAGTGGTCCCCCTGACAGTCCACGGCTAGCGTCTGGAACTTGACCGAGCCTTCAGGTGCTCCGGCCATGTCCACGATCTGACCGCGCGGACCGATGGCGGCCACCGCGTCCCAAGGGTCGGCCATCGCATAGTCCGAGGACTCCGTCGAGACGACGAGTGAGCCGGTGTCGTCGCTCCAGGGCAGAGCCAAGACCTGCTGCTTGAACACCTGCCTAGGGATATTGTCGCCCATCTCTGCGGACTCCTTCGCCTTGATCATGTCCACCGCGAGCGACCCCCAGCTCGTAGACGCGAGGGCGTTGACGTGCAGTCCGACATAGCCTGCCTTCTCGGCCTTGGCCGTGGCCTCGAACCCGGCGCCACGCTCGACCTCGTTGCAGATCGTGCGGACCTCGTCGTTGTCCTCCATGCGGTGACGGCACTTCGAGCACTCGTAGGTCGTGCCCTTCTGCACGGCCTCAAGGTCCCAGCCGTCTATCATCTTCGCTCCTTCGGGGAAGCGGACGTAGTCCCATAGCCAGGGCTGGCGATGGTTGCACGACGGGCAGACGAACATCCACTCCCGCTGGTCGGTCATCAGGTAATACTTCCAGAACTCAGCACCCTGTCCCTCGACGTTCCCGGGCTGGCTCTCGTAGATCGCCTTCGACGCGAACGCCGCCGCCTTCAGTCGGCTCATGCTCATGGCCAGCGCACCGTTCGGCCACTGCCAGCACTCCGAGCCCAAGACGTAGCGGACGTGCAAGGACTGCAGGTGCTTCTCGGTCGAGGCCGAGCGGTTGTGAATCAGCGAGCCGTCAGCGAAGCGAAGCGTGCCAGACTTGTCGTTGTCCTCCCCGGACATCTGGCCTCGGATATCCGACACCTGGTCGAACAGCGGCCTGAGCTCGTTGAGCGTGAACGCCTTCGCCTTATCCTGCGAGTCGAGGAAGATGGCCATCGACGCACGGCGGTTTGCCATCAGGTAAGCCGCGTTCAGTTTCAACGTCAGCGTCTTCCCGCAGCCGATTGCCCAGGGCATGAACAGGCGCGACGTCGTCGGCGCGTTGAAGATGCGGACGGCCTCGCCGATCCACGGCCAGCGCTTCGGGTTGTAGCCGCCGTCGAACACGCCCGCAGGAATCTTCTTAACGTTCTCCTTCAGGTAAGCGACAGGGTCGCTCAAGGCCGACGGCCTGACCACGGCAAGCCCCTCCTCGAAGAGCTCGTCGGCGTTCACGGCTTCGGCTCCTCCAGCGAACCCGAAACCCTGGCGACTTTCTCCCGCGTCTCACGCGCCCATTCCGTCAGCACACCGATGGCCTTCACCGGGTCCTTGGGGTTTGCGTTCTCGCCGCACTCCGAGCCCAGCGCGTCCAGCCTCTCGACGATCAGGCCAGCCAGACGGAGAATCGCTTCCCGCGCTTCGCTTGCGCGGATATGCTCGCGAGCAAACACCGACCGACGCTCGGCCTCTTCCCGCAACGCCACCGCCTGCTTCAGCGATTGGTTATACGTGACTTGGTAGCGGCCAGCCTCGGCATCACCGGCTCTGAGCATCCGCTCATACTTCTCGCGTGCGAGCACGACCAGGCGCTCATGCTTCTCGATCGTCTGCTCGAAGCTCGCGTCGGGGATTCCCTCCACGTCGAGCGGCGGCCTTTCCTTTTTGGGTCGCCCCGGCGCGCGCCGTGAACCGGCTGGTTCGGAATCCCCCGTTTTTGGCTGGTTTTCAAAGTCCATGTTTAAAAAAAGGGCGGGGTGGCAAGCCACGCGGCAAGCGGGGGGGGTGGTAAAAGATTCCTTTGAGCCCCTTTTCCCCTGTTTTCCTCATTCGCCGCGAACACGGCGCAAACCGCCCTCCATGCGAGCACGGAAGCACGCCACCTGCTGCACTACCGACACCCTGGAACAGCCGAGTAGCTTTGAAATCTGTTTGTGCGTCAGCTTGCTTCCGATGCCTAGCCCTATGCGGACCACCTCTGCCTGCCCACGTAGCACCGGGCAGCGCTTGCCTCCGATCGTGTCGAGCACGACAGCCAGGACGGACAGCACCTCATCCCTGGTATAGGACTGCGGGCGCATGGTCGCGTCCTCTCCCTCGTCTTGCCTTAGCCGGTGACACGCGCGCGCTTCATCTAGCTCGAAGACCGAGTCGCCTGATCTGGGTAGTTCGCGGTAAGGCTTGAAGCCTTGCGCTCTTGCCCGGGCCTGCGCCTTGGGTGACAAGGAGTCGAAGTGGGCATCAACGGCACGCTGATGCTCTTGCGGGATGTTGTCCTGAGTCTCGGCCACTTGGCTAGGTTTTAGGGTCGGGTATGGCTTAAAGTGAAACTATAACCCGACATGATGCGTTTGCGTCCGTTTGCTGGCGTTTGCACGACTTGCAAACACCTTAACCCATTGACCAGCAACGGACTTGCAGACGACTACTACTACTACCTACAACTATATAGATAGATATATATAGAGAGAGAGGGAAGAGGGGAAGGGGAAGGGGACCATCCTATAAAGGGGGCTATAGCGTGGGGAAGTTGCAAACACCGACTTGCAGACGTAAAGCCTTGCCACTGCAGACGTTTAGCACGTTTGCAGGACAGGGCTGGAATGTTGCAACAGACCGTTAGTCGAGGAAGGCCGACCTCGGAATCCTGACCGCTCGGTGTATCGACGCGCCAAAACGGACGCCCGCCACGTGGGCCGCACCCGGTACTCTTGCAAACTGATCCTTCCACTTGTCAGCCCAGGACGTGTCCATGAACAGGGTACGCAGGGCCGGGTGGTGGTTGGAGATGGCCACGGTATCGTCCTCCAGTCGGATGCCGGAGCGCTGCAGGTTGAGGCGCAGGTTGTCGGCCTCGTCCACGGTGACCTCGGTCGAGTAGTAAGCCTGCACCAGTTCGCCGATGGATCGGGTGT